GGGTTTGGAAGGTTTGCAAGGAACGCAAATGTTACCAAAATTTCAAAACATGCCACCAATGGCTTTTGGAAACAATCCAATGTTTATGCCACAAAAACCAATGTCTTTATTTGGTAATTATGGAGGTATGCCTATGCAACCACCCATGCAGCCACCTATTCAAAGACCAATAGATATACCAGGAAAACAACCTTTAGACATTTTTATTGAACAACAACCAATGGTTCAAAAACCACAATCTTTATTGACACCACCCCAACTACCTCAAATTCAAAAACCACAAAATCCAATGAATATTGGTAGACTGCCAATTAATTTATTTAGATAATGTCAGTAACACACGAAGAAGTAGTTAAAGCCGCACAGGCAGAACAAATATTAACGTCAGAAGTTTTTAAAGAAGCAATAGAAAATCTTAAAAATGAATACATAAATCATTGGTTAGGATCAAGAGAAATTGACGATGTTAATGCTAGAGAAGATATCCACAGGTCATTATTATTATTACCAGAAGTTGAAAGGCATCTGCGTATCATTGCAGAGAAAGGCAAGCTCACTCAGTCCAATATAAACAAAATTAGAAATATTGGTTAAACCTTCCCTTTTTACTCGTTATTAAGCTAAAATACTCTTAAATACATTAAGGAGTATTTATATGAGCAATAACGGAAAACCGACTGCTTTACAAACTGATAAGGAAGTTACTGCTTCTATGTTTGAAAGTTTCTTAACCCCTGAAGAGGAAAAGGTTGAGGATGCAGTCACAGAAACAGAAGAAGTAGTTGAAGAAGTTATCGAAGATGAGTCTGAATTTGTTGATGAAGAAATTGACCAAGAGATTATAGATGAGTTGGAAGATGACGATGAAGAAGAACTGGATGAAGAACAAACCGATGTTGAAGAGGAAGCTCCGCAACTTCAAACATTTACTGTAAAGGTAGATGGCCAAGAGGTAGAAGTCACGCAAGAGGAACTCATCAACGGATATTCTCGTCAGCAAGATTATACGCGCAAAACACAAGAACTCTCTCAACAGCGTAAGACTATTGAAGAGCAGCAAGCAGAGTTAGCGCAAAGAGATGCGATTTATTCGCAGTTGTTACCGAAGATGGAGGCGCAGTTAAATGCGACTTTAGGCGAAGAGCCAGATTGGAACACTTTATACGAAGATGATCCTGTTGGTTACGTGAGACAAAAACAGCTTTGGGATGAACAAAAAGAAAAGCTTACAGCAGTACAAGCCGAGCAACAAAGATTACAACAAGAATCTTATGTTGAGCAGCAAAAACTAATTCAACAACAAGTTGAAGAAGGACAGCAAAAGCTTCTTGAGTTAATTCCAGAATGGCAAAACGAAGAAGTTGCCAATAAAGAAAAAGCTGAAATTGCCAAACACGCAATCAATGTGTTGGGTTATACCCAAGAAGAGGTCAACTCTGTATATGATTGGAGAGCTTTACTTGGTTTAAGAAAGGCATGGTTAAACGATAAAATCGTTGAAACAGTCAAGAAGAAACCAACACAAAAAGCACCTGCAAGAGTGGCTAGACCTGGTACTACTAACCGACCAAAAACGGCAGCACCTGTGAAGAAAGCAAAACAAAGGTTGGCTAAGTCTGGAAAAGTCCAAGACGCGGCTAAAGTTTTTGAACAATTAATTTAATTTTATAAAGGAATATAAAAATGGCAAAGGTAACTAACGCATTTGACACATATTCGGCAACAGCTGACAGAGAAGATTTAAGTAATATTATTTACAACATCTCTCCAATGCAAACTCCGTTTATGTCATCAATCGGAAAAAGAAATATTAAAAACGTAGTGTTTGATTGGCAGACAGAAGTCTTACCTACTCCAAGTGCTGCTGGACAGCTAGAAGGTTTTGAACTATCAAGATCTACTTCTACAGCAACAACCAGAGTAAGTAATGTTGCAATGATCTCAAAAAGAGATGCAACTGTAACTGGCTCACAAGATGCTTCAGACCCAGCTGGTAAAAGATCAGAAATGGCTCATCAATTAGCTATCATGGCTAAAGCATTGAAAAGAGACATGGAAGAAGCTTTATGTCAAAACGGTGCTAAAACAACTGGTGATGCTACAACAGCTAGGGTAACTGGTGGTTTTGAATCATGGCTAACATCTAACGTATCCAGAGGTTCTGGTGGTTCAGGTGCTGGTGGTGGTGCTGCTCCAGTTGACGGAACAGACAGAGATTTGACAGAAGACCTTTTAAAAGGTGTTTTACAAACTATGTTTGGTAACGGAGCTGAGCCTTCAATGGCTATATGTGGTCCACACAACAAGCAAGTAATTTCTACTTTCACTGGTAGAACTCAAGCTAGACAAATGATTGATGCAAATACTGTAGAAGCTTCAGTATCTGTATACTCTTCTGACTTTGGTGAACTAAAAATCGTTCCATCAAACAGGTCAAGAGAAGCATCATTACTATTAGTAGATCCAGAGTTTGCTAAAGTATCTTTCTTAAGAGACTTTAAAACTGTTGATATTGCTACAATAGGCGATGCTGAAACAAAAATGATTGTTGTTGAGTACGGGTTAGAAGTATCTAACGAAGCTGCTCACGGAATCGTTGCTGACTTAAACGAATCATAAGTTTAGTCAATTAGCTTAAAGGGATGTTTCGGCATCCCTTTTTTTTGTGCTAAAATCTACACATGGCAAAGACAACATTAATAGATCATAAAAAAGGTTATAAGTCTGTATTCGCAACAGAAGATGAAAAAGTTGTTTATCACACAAAACAGGATATACAGCCAACTTTAGATTATGTAAAAAATTTATCTGAATATGCACCTGGTAAAGATTTTCGCCATGTAGCGGAAATACCTATGGTAGTATATCAAAGAGCAGTCAGAGAAGGATGGGCGCAAGATTCTGCGCAATGGAAAAAATGGCTTAACCATTCAGATAACAAACCATTTAGAACATGGAAAGGTAAAGTATGACATACGATGAATTAAAAACTAATATTGCAAATTTTTTAAACAGGTCTGACCTAACAAGTCAGCTTGATTTTTTTATAGATGCAACCGAAGCAGAATTTAATAGAAGATTAAGAAACAAAGATATGATTAAAAGAGCAACTGCCACAGCGGATGCACAATACATATCATTACCAAATGACTGGTTGGAAGCTGTAAACGTACAAATAGACAGCAATGAGTTTAGGCCTTTGTTTCAACAATCAATAGAGTCATTAGATGTATATAGAAAGTCAACAGACAATGTTGCAAGCCAACCAATTTATTATGCTTTGGTAGATAATACAATAGAATTAGCACCTACCCCTGACACAAGTTATACGCTACAATTAACATACTATGGCACCATTGATGCTCTAAGCAGTTCTAATACAACGAACTTTATATCCACAGGATATCCAGATGCTTACTTATATGGCGCCTTAAAACATGCTTCTATCTATCTCATGGAAGATGATAGAGTTGCTTTATTTACAACACAGTTTGAAAAAGCATTAGAAGAAATGAGAATGGAACAAGAGAAAGCAGAATTTGGCAAAGGATCTCTAATGCAGAGAAGAAGAACTTATGGCAAAGCTGGTAAAAACATACATTACTGGAGTAATAATTAGGAGATAATATGGCAGGATTTAGTGATTATTTAGAGGACAAGGTATTAGACCATGTATTTGGTGGTAATGCTTATACAGCACCATCAACATTATATGTGGCTTTATACACCGTAGCACCAACAGACACAGGTGGCGGTACTGAGGTATCAGGCGGTTCATACGCCAGACAATCTGGAGCTTTTACTGTTTCTGGTACTAACCCAACCACAGCAAGTAACACAGCAGCTATTGAATATCCAACAGCTACAGCTGACTATGGCACTGTAGTTGCGGTAGGCATTTTAGACGCCTCATCATCTGGTAACTTATTGGCTTATGCAGACTTAACAGCTTCTAAGGTTGTTAGTAGTGGAGACGTATTTAGATTTAATACTGGCGATTTAGATATAACATTGGCATAGAGTTATGGCTAGTATAGGCTATAACAAGGGCTACTATTCAAGATCAAAGTATAACGATCTTGCGTTACAAGCCGAAACAACCATCCAGGCTACTACTGATGCTAGTGCCATACTTACACAAACACATAATTCAATAGCTGTAATACAAAGCGTATCAGGCTTTACAGCTGTTGGTACACAAATAGACCAAGGCGCAGTTATAGGGCCAGTTATATCAGGTATGACTGCCACAGGCAGACAAATTGATTTAGGTGCTTCTACTATAAGTGCTACCTCTGGCTTTAACTCACAAGGATTTATAACAGCAGCTGGCGTATCAAATATATCAAGCGTATCAGACCTTGATGCAACAGGTAGGGCAACCTTTGCTGGCACATCAACCATTGTTGAAACAAGTGGCTTTGTATCTATTGGTGGTCTAAAATGGGAAGATATAATTGTACCAGGAGAAACTTGGACAGAACAAACGGTTGCTAGCGATACTTGGACCAATCAAACAAATCCAAGCACAACGTGGAAAACATTAGATAAACAAGAGGCGGCGTAATGGCAGATACATTTACAACAAATTTAAACTTAACAAAACCAGAACCAGGTGCAGCGGAAGATACTTGGGGTATTTCTCTTAATGCAGACTTAGATGCACTTGATGCAATTTTTTCTTCCAATGGTACTTCAGTTGCATTAAACTTGGATGGAGCGGTCATTGATAGTTCTGTTATTGGTGGTACTACAGCAGCTGCGGGATCATTCACAACTTTATCAGCAAGTACATCTATAACAGGCACACTAGCTACAGCAGCTCAACCTAATATTACAAGTCTTGGAACGCTTACAGGTTTAAACGTTGCAGGAACTCCAACATTTGATGGGTTGATTGTTGATGGTACAAACGGAACATTTGCTATAGCTGCTGATGGTAATACTGTTACTATGTCAAGAGCAGGAAGTAATTATTTTTATGCTTCAAATGCAAGTGGTGATTTATTTTTAGGTGCTGGTGGTAGTGCTTCCTTTTTAAAAATAGATAATAGCGGAGACATCAGCTTCTACGAGGACACAGGAACTACAGCTAAGTTATTCTGGGATGCAAGTGATGAAAGATTAAACCTTACTGGTTCTGACTATCAACTTGGTATAAAACAAGGTTCTAATGAGTCTTGGTATCACAGAGCTGTTTCAGATGGTAGTTATAGATTACACCTCAATGCAACAGGTGATATTCTGTCAGCCACCTCAACAGGCATAGACGTAACAGGTACAGTAACTGCTGATTTGTTGACTGTTAACACGAGTAGTCCAAGCGGTACAGTGGCATTACTTAAAGGTAGTTCAGGATTCGGTTTTACTTTCAGTTCAGATGCTACATCACCTTACGTTCAATCTATTGGTGTTGGTGGTGGAGAAGAGGTAGCTATTACAAGCGGTGGAACTAAATTAGCTTTATTCCAAGATGGCGGAGACATCTCCTTCTACGATGATACGGGAACTAGCCAAGCTCTATACTGGGATGCTTCAACTGAAAGATTGGGTATTGGAACGACTTCGCCAAGTGCTAACCTTCATGTTTCATCTTCAGGTGATACCATAGC